CACAAGTTGATTCTTAGCGGGACAACCCCGAATGATAGCCATTGGATGACCTGGGATGACCAGAACATCACGATTGATCAACTTCTGTTGTTGCTGCGGTTTGAGTTGCACCCAGACAATCCTAAAATCAAGATGGATCTTCGGAGGCACAAGAAGCACGTGGAGCAATCATCGCTGTTTCGCACGGCAGGCGTCTCGGATTGCGCTAAAACTGCGGTCACCCATCCTGGCTCCGAGTACTAGCCGAATGAACCTCATCGCAACCATGCCGGTTCGAAACGAGGCGTGGATTCTCGGAGCATCGCTACGGGCGGCGCTGAAGTGGGTCGATTCTGTGGTGGTGATGGACCACTGCTCGACCGACGAAACGTCGGATATAATCGAACAGGTTGCAAACGAGCATCCGGGCCGTGTGGCGCGTCTCTACCAGGACGGCAGTAACTGGTCGGAGATGGCTCACCGGCAGCGCCTACTCAACGCAGCGCGTCAGCGCGGGGCCACCCACATCGCTATCGTGGACGCCGACGAGATTCTTACGTCCAACCTGGTGGGGTCGATACGCGACCAGATAGCCTCGCTTCCGCCGGGCGGCGTGATACAGGCCGGAATGCCCGCGCCATGGCGATCGCTCGACCAGTACCGTGTCGACCCATGCATCTGGTCCAACCGTATCGACCTGGCGCTCGCATTCGCCGACCACCCGAACCTGTGCTGGCGGGCCACCAACGGCTACGACCACCACCACCGGGAGCCTCACGGAGCACGCGTTGCGTTCCGCGGTTACGGAATGAACGGCGGCGTGATGCACCTTCAATGGGCATCATGGCGGCGCCTCACGTCGAAACATCGGTTCTACAAGCTCACCGAGCGGCTGAAGTACCCGGATAAATCCGTCTCCGAAATCGACCAGATGTACTCGCTGGCGCTGAACGAGCACGGGCTGACGGTGCAGGACTGCCCGCCGGAGTGGTGGTCCGGGCACGCGGAGCTGCGGCAGTTCATCGACTTGGACGCGGAGCCGTGGCATGAGCGCGAGTGCGCGAAGATACTGAAGGATAATCCCAGTCTGGCCTACGGGCTGAACTTGTTCGACCGTGCATGATGTCGCTATCACCCTGGAGTTGATGGACGAGCCGCTACTCCAGCGCAGCCTAGACGAACGCTCCGAACAATTCTACGCATCCGTCGACCACTGCGTAGGCTGCATCTGCCGTAGCTGGAACGGGTCATACTGTCCGACCCACGCGACGGCCTTCCGTGAGATCATCGACGATATGGCGGCGCTAGCAATCGGGATGCTGAGGGTAAAAACGTGCGGGCTGGAACACTTCGACATCGGATAACGGTCACGCGGCCGCTGGACGCGGACGAAACCTCGCAGAACACCTTCGGCGAGGACCAGGGCACGCCGGAAACCATCGGCTCGTTCTGGTGCCACGTCGAGGTGCTGGACGGGCGCGAGTTGGAATCCGCGCAGCAGCGATGGGCCGAGGCGCGGTACCGGCTGAGGCTGCGCCGGCAGAACGGGATCGCGTTCACCACGAAAATGTACGCCACATGGGGCAGTAAAACTCTCAACATCCTGGACGTGCAGGACCCCGGCGATGCGATGCGGCCTGAGGTTGTGATGATCGCGCGGGAGTCGGGGTAAAGATGGCAAGACGCCAAGCGATAACCCGCGCCTCGCTCCGCAACAGCAAGGTGTTCAGCATCGATGGACTCCAGCAGGCGTTTGACAAGATGGAGGTAATAATCGATAAAACCAGCGCCGAGGCGCTCAAGAGCGTCTACTACGAAGCCGGGACGCTTCTGCGCGACAAGGCCAAGTCCATCGTGCCGGTGGCGACCGGCAGGCTCCGCGATGCCATCTTCTGCGCACCTGGTACGCCGAGCGAACCAAACGTGCTGGTAGGCATCAACCGCAGCCGCAGCCGGCAAAGCAAGACCGGACTACCTACCGCTCCACATGGGATGCTGGTGGAGTATGGAACGACCAGGATGGCCGCGCGCCCGTTCTTTCGGCCTGCCGTCCAGCAGACACGCGCGCCAATGGCTGCTAAGATTGCTCAGGGCATCCATGACCAGATCGAGAAAGCCGCCAAATAAATGGCCGTCGTAGAGGAAGTTATCCAGGGCGTTCTAACGGCCGCCGCGGGCATCACTGCGCTCGTTCCTACCTACAAAATTAAAGTGGGGTTTGTCGGCCAGAAGATTGCGCTTCCCTATATTGCCCACTTTCCGATCACCACGACCACGGAGCACGTCCACGGTGCGCTCATGGCGTCCAAGTCCTGGGGCTACCAGGTATCGTGCTTCGCGGACAAGTATTCGTCCTGCAAGGCCATCGCGGAAGCGATCAAAACCGAGATGGGCCAGAAGCTCTCCAGCGGCGTAACGATGTTCTGGCGGGACGAAACCAATACGCACTTTGACGATGTCGACCCGAATGGGGATAAGATAGGCGTGTACCACATTGCGCTCGACTTCGATGTATCGGAGGCGTTATGACGGAGATCGTCTGTCCGTTCTGTGGAGCGGCTGGCGTCGAGACTACGTGTTCGGGAGATCGAGAGCCGAATTACATTTGCACAATCGGCCAGCAGCACTCCTGGTCCTTTTCGGATCTGCAAGCAGACCCATCAGACGTTCAGCATTACTCCCCGGATGGGGAGAGTGAATCGGTGCTATCGCCTCACCGTTAGACCGTCGCGAGACGGGCAGGGCGAAATTTGAAACTACTGCCGTGAGGCAGGAGGAGCATCAATGGCGCTACTTGGCGTTATCGCAAATGGGACGAAGGTGGCTTACTCTGCCTCGTCGCCGGTTTCCTGGACCCGCATCGGGCAACTCCGCAACATTCCCACGTTCATCTCGCTCGTTGCGGACGATCTCGATACGACCGTTCACTCCACCAGTTCGATTATGACTTCGGCGCCGGGCATGATCCCGCCGCCCGAAGTGCAAATGGAGCTGTTGGCCGATCTGGACCCCGTAACCAGCCCCGCTCACGAAACTATGCGGCAGTACTCCGTTGGCGGGCAGCACGCGAATTCCGGCGCCACGATTTGGCTGCGCATCGAAGTACCGAGTAACCGCGCGCAGTCAGCGTTTCGCGCTTGGGAGTTTCAGTGCTACGTGAAAGACTTTACGATCCCGTCGCTGAACCCGCCTGAGTTGACGCTGTTCAACGTGACCGTGAAGTTCTCCGGCAATCTGGCCGTTTACAACCCCGGCGCTTCGCAGATCACCTAAACATGGCGCTCACTGCAATCAAGCCCACGCGGTTCGTTACACCGGACGGCGTGGAGCGGGAAATTCGCTACACGTTTGGAGCGCAGAAGAGGTTCTTCGACCGGTTCTCGAAGAATCTCATCCCTGCGCTCCAGGAACACAGCCAGGCCGAGGTTCTACCCTTCGCTCTATGGGCGTGCCTATACGACGCCAATGGTAAACCGCCGGCGGACCTGACGCTTGAAACGCTCAGCGAATCACTGAACCCCGGTGACGACCTGGAAATCCTTTCGGTGCTGATGGAGGCGATGAGCCAGGGTTCCATCGAAAAAAAAACGATTCGTCAACGGATGGAGGCGGTGCGACAGAAAGAGATCGAAGCGTTAATTGGGTCGAGCACCAATCCTTCGCCGTCGTCCGACTCGGAATCAGCCTCGGCGAATTCTGGCAACTCACCTACCGGGAGTACGACGGACTCTGCCGACACTTCGACCAGCGAGAGCGAGCCACAAACATCCGATTCGGAACAGTCGCTGCAAACATAAGGAATTGTGCGCCGACGCGGGGAAGTCGAGTAGCGGCAACCTGGCGCGATATCTTCGTGGATTCCAAGGAGCGCGAGGACGGCGACATTATCATCAGGTCGGCTGAAGAGATCCAGCAAGGAATGGATATGCTCACCGTCAAACTGCAAGGCTTCTGATGGCACTAGCGGACCTCATCGTCAAAGTCGGCGCAGACATCGCCGGGTTCCACGGCGCGATGGGCGACGTGTCGAAGGAACTGTCGAAGGTTGTCCGCGATGCGGATAAGGCGGTTGTAGGGTTCGAGAAACTTGGGGACTCCGCGAAGAGTCTCGGTAAACAACTCACGCTCGCGATCACCGTACCGCTGGCAGGAATCGGGATCGCGGCGCTGAAAACGGCCGGCGACTTTGAACAGTCAATGGCCAAGATTACCGCCTTTGGGGACATCGGCGGGCAGGCGTTGGAGGGCCTGCGCAGCCAGGCGCTCGAACTTGGTAAGCAGACGCAGTTCTCGGCGCAGCAGGCCGCCGATGCGATGGTGGTGTTCGCCAGCGCGGGACAGAACGCGGAGCAAATCTACGCGGCAATGCCTGGAACGCTGAGCCTGGCCGCGGCGGGGCAGCTTGGGGTTGCGGAAGCGGCAACGATTACGAAGGATGTGCTGGGCCAGTTCCAGCTTGAGGCAGCGCAGTCCGGGCACGTGGCTGATGTTCTCGCGCAGGCTTCAGCCGACGCTTCGTCATCGCTTTCCGAGATGGCCACCACTCTTACCTACGCCGGACCGATAGCGAAGGGTGCCGGGCAGTCAATCGAAGAGACGGTGGCCGCGATTGTGGCGCTGGATGCAGCCGGCATTCGCGGTGAGAAGGCTGGTACCGGACTGCGCGGCGTGCTTGGTTCGCTCCTGGCGCCGTCAAAAGAAGCCGCGGCGTTCATCCATGACCTCGGCGTGAAGATTGCCGACACCAACGGGAAGATTCTGCCGCTCAGCGATATCATGGAGCAATTCCGCACAAAACTCCAAGGCGTCGGCACCGAGGCAGAAAAGCAGCGCATAATCTTCGAAGTGTTCGGGCGGGAAGCCGGGAACGCCGCGCAGGTGCTCATCAATACGGGCGGCAAGGCGCTGGATGAGATGCAGGTCAAGCTGGTGAACTCCACCGGCGCGGCCGAGAAGATGGCCAAGACCATCAACAGCGGCCTGAATTTTTCGCTGGAGCAACTCAAGGGCAGCGTCGAGACGGCTGGAATCGCGCTCGGCACCGCGCTGATCCCGCTGGCCAAGCAGGGCCTTACGGTTGTCACTGACCTGGTAAACGCCGTTATCCCGCTGATCGAGTGGTTCAGCAAACTGCCCACGCCGATTCAGAACGCAGCGATCGGTATGGTGGGACTGGTGGCCGCCGCCGGGCCGGTAATCTACGTCTCCGGCCAGATGATTTCGTCGTTCGCCACGCTAAACAGCGCGATCACTTCCATGGTTGGCGGCTTGGGTGCGCTCAAAGGCGGGTTCGCCGCTACCGAACAGTCAATCCTGGGCACCGTGGCGCGGTTGGGGCCGATGGGCGGCCAGGTGGCGGAACTGGTGCGCGGGCTGGGCCTGTTTCAGACCGGGCTGATCGCGGTGGCGGGCGCGGTCACGGCACTGCAACTCAAGGATCTGATCCTAGAAATAAAGGAACTTGTCGATCTGATCGCGCCCACGGCAATCAAAGCCTTCAACGATCTCACATCGTCACTGCTGGCCAGCGGCAAGGCTGCGATATTGGCGGCGGCCGATTTTCTGCACGTCCGCGAATTGCTCCTAAAGTTGTTGCCCGACATAAAAGGGTTAGACAAGGCGTGGAATGTCCTGAGCGGAACCCTCGAACGCGGGAGCGGAATCAAGGCCCTCGCGCTCAACCTTGGACTAATGGCAGAGGCGGTCAGTCACCTAGGGGAAGCATACAAAACCCTGATGCGGTACTTCCCCGACATGTCCGACGAAGTAGCGAAGGCCGCCACCGTCCACGGCGCGGCTGGCATCGCGGCGATGGAACACGCGAAGCAACTGAAGGAGACAACGGAGGCGGTCAAGTCAATCAAGCTCCAACAGTCGGAAGCTACCAAGGAACTCGAAAAGGCTCAGCGCGTGTATTCGGAGTACGTGAAGCTGCACAAGCAGGGCGCAGCATCTTCTGATGATGTTGCGCGCGCACTGCGGGCGGTGCAGGAAGCCGCTGCTAGAGCGCACCCCGAACTCGACACCATGGGCGGTGCCGCAGAGCGTTTGTCGAAGATGGCCAAGTTGAGCGCTGGTGACATCAAGATTTTAGAGAACAACACCAAGGCCGCGACCGAACGCTGGAAGGCATGGGCACAGGCAAGTTACGACCTCGATGACGCGTTGAAGATGATTCCGCCGGATATCGACGCAATCAAGAGCATGCACGACGCGCTGGAGGAATCAATCAAACGCAACACAGAAGCCGAGCGCGAGTTTCTCGCCACACTGGGCGACATGGAAGCCGCTGCGTCCGCGGTCATGCGGAAGTTGATTTCGGACAGCACGCTCGTGAGTGAGGCGCTCCAGGGGATTGACCAGACCGGGGGAGCCGCCGAGCGGCGTATTGATACCATTGCGGGCACCGCCGCCGCCGCCGGGCGCGCCATGCAGGAAGCCCAGCAGAAGATGGAGAACTTTCGCAAGTCGCTGGCGTCGATGCTCACCATGAAGATTGCCGGTGGGCTGACCGATATCATCTTCGGCGGTGACCGGCGCGCGTTCAACGATAACCTGGAGAAGCAGTCTGAGGACCTCCGCAAATCGTTAGGCGAGCGCACCGAGGACTGGCTGCAGTACCAGGCCGACCTTGCACAGCAACTCGTGGACCTGCGAGCCACCATCGCGGCTGACCTGGCGGAACAGGAGAACGACCTTCGCGCATCGCTGGCCGAGCGCACCGCGGAATACGAAGCCTACGTCGCTGGCGTACCCGCGGCCGAGGCTGCGATCCGCGAAAAGAACGCCGCGGGACTCGAAGAAGAAGTGGCCGACCTCCGCGAGAAGCTCGCAGAGAAGCAGCAGGCGTATCAGCAGTACGCCGAAGAGGTAGCCGAGAAGATTGTCGATATCCGCGCGAAGCACGCCGAGCAACTGGCCGGCCAGCTTGCGGACCTCGCGGAATCGCTCGCTGACCAGACGGAGAAGTACGCCGATTTCGTGGCCGACACGAACGCCAAGCTCGCGAACCTCGGCGTCGAGAACGCCGACTCGATCAAGGATGAGGCGGTCAAGACCAAGCGCGGGATCGAGGATAAAAAGAAGGCGTACAAGCGCGAAGAAGAAGATATTCTCGCGAAGATCGCCAAACTGGAGAAGGAAAACAAGGCATCGAACCGCGAGCAAATCGAGGACCTGAAGAAATCGTTGGCGCGCAAGCAACAGGACCTCGACGAATACGTTCGCGAAGCTGAAGAGGATCTCCAGGATTACACCGAAGATCACAACCGGCACCTAAAGCAGCAGGAAGAGGACATCAAACGGTCGCTTGATGTGCGCGCGAGAGAATTCCAGCAGTACGTTGCAGACAACGCGGCGAAGGTCAAAACCGTCACCGAGAAGCACCGGCTGGAAGAGGCGCAGCAGATTAAGGACCTCCAAGACTCGCTGGCGAAGAAGCGTGCGGAACTCGATGCGTTCGACGCGGCAACGCAGGCCAAGATTGGCGCTGTAACGGAGGCGGCGGCGCTGGAACTGGCGAAGGACCTGGCTAATCTGCGGGCGCAGCACGAGCAGAAGAAGGCCGAGTACGACGCGTATCAGGCCGACATTCTGGCGAAGATTGAGAAGGCGCGGAACGAAGCGGCGCTGAAACTGGCCGAAGGCGAGAAGGACCTGACGCGCTCACTCGACCGCCAGAAGGAATCCTACGAAAAGTACAAAGCGGACATCCTTTCCAAACTGGATGAGATTCAGGATAAGCACCGATCGATATGGGACGACCTCGCAACGCTCGCCACATCGACGCTATCGAGCATCGGTAAGACGGTGCTCGACACGCTCACTGCCACGCTGTTGACGCCGTTCATTAACAAAATCACCTCAGTGCTCACGGAGCACCTGATTAAGCCGCTCACCGACTGGATCGGAAAGGCGCTGGACAGCATCCTGGGTGGGATCACGGGTAGCGGCGGCGGTGTCGGCGGTGCGATTGGTGGCGCGGGGAATGCTGGCGGTTCTGCGGCCGGCGCGGCTGCCGGTGGCTTGTT